TCCAACGGTCTGAAGTTAGATTCAGGCGACAAGATTACTTTCAACACTCACACTGGCCCGATGTATGCAGTGACCAACACCGGCACCACGACTGTTTATGTCGCTGTGATTGAGAAGTAATTTCATGAACTTGTCAGACACCTCAAGCCTGGTCAGCATCGTCAGTTTCTTTGCAGCAATCCTTGCTGGCGCTTTCGGTGTTTGGCGACGAATTGAATCACGCCAGAATGAGTTTCAAAGTCAACAACTCAGAATCTCTGACAGGTTGAACTTCATCGCTGCTCAGTTCGGCCCAAACGGTGGCGGTCTACGTCAAGCGGTCAATGAGATGTCAACCAAGATTGACAAGATTGAACAACGCCAAATCACTATCGGCGACAAACTGGCTCACCTTCAGGGCGAGTTCGACAACCACATCGACTAGGAGTCATCATGGCCATGTCCAAAATCACAGGTTCTCAGGCTTATGCCCACATGAACCAGTGGCTACTTCAGCACAAACAAATTGCAGTCGGTTATTGCCATAAGACTTGCCAGGATGCTTGGGGTTTACCGGTCAGGTATTCAAGCGCCATCGACGCGTGGAATCACATCCCGAAGAATCACCGCCACACTGACATGAGCAAAGCACCTGTCGGCGCACCCGTGTTCTTTGCTGGCGGTCTCTATGGCCATGTCGCCATGCAATCGGATCGGGTGGGAGTTCTCATCTCCACCGATGCTCCGAGCGCTGGCTACATCGGCAAGGTTCGCACCGATTACTTCACTACGAAATGGGGCAAGGAACTTCTCGGCTGGGCTTCCCAGTACAACGACACTGACCTGCAACTCGGCAAGATGCCAACGAAGGCGTGACCATGAATCCGAAACTTCAATCAGTCCTTGCGACCTATGCGCAGTCACTTCTAGCTTGTGTCATTACCGTGATGATGTCGCTGAACGTGACACCATTCACCATGACTCACAGTGACCTTGTGAAGATTGGCAACGCAGTGTGGGCTTCGTTCGTTCCCGTGTTGGTTCGTGCCTTGAACCCAAAGGATTCAGCGTTCGGAATTGGCACGAAGTAGTTCAGCCTTTAGTCTAGGTTCATGGACTTCATAGCCGAACTGAACGACCTGCACGTCGCTAAGAGTGTCGCTCGACCTTTGTGTTCTGTTAGCACTGTGCTTGCAACTCTTCCCGACGAAGAACGTGAAGCCTTATTGGCTGCCCTTGGCAATCGACAGATACGCCACACCGACCTTGCTCAGGTTCTTTCCAACCGAGGCTTCAAGGTGAGCGCTGTCACCGTGAGCCGTCACCGCAATCGTGGGGAATCCAACGGTTGCAGGTGTCCTCGATGACGTTGTCTGACGAACTGTCAAAACTTGCCAGCGCCGGTCAATCTGGCTCTGACACTCGCTCTACAAATACGCCCGAAGCATGGCGACCTCGACTTGAGGTTGACCCTGCTTCGGGCGGTTTCTTTGTGTCCACACCTCGCACCGCCGGTGACCTGCCAGATGCCGTTGACCTGCTGTCGGACTTCGACCTTGACCCATCTGTGTGGCGTGTCACTGGCGTTCGGCGTTCGATGTGGCAGAAGTATGACGGCGAGTGGTTGGAATCTGCCAGGGTCACTATTGTCCCTGCCGAGCAGGTGCATTCCTCAGATGACGACACCGACCTTCAGGCACTCATTGACCATGTGGAAAGGTGGCGACCACACGCCCGAATAAAGCCACACACAGGCAATCTCAGCGCTGTTTATGCAATCGGCGATACTCAGTGGGGCAAGGATGCAGGAGACGGCACAGAAGGCACAGTCAGGCGTGTCCTGACCGGCATCGAGGAATCTGTCCAGCGACACCGTGACCTTATTCGCATCGGTCGACCGCTGGGAACTGTCGTGTTGCCTCAGATGGGCGATTGCATCGAAGGCAACGTCAGCCAGAACTCAAAGATTCTTGGACGAGTAGACCTCAGCACCACCCAACAAGTCAGGGTTGCCCGTCGAATGCTCCTTGCATGGATCAAAGCATTCGCACCCTTGACCGACAACCTCATCGTGCCAGTTGTCCCAGGCAACCACGACGAAGCGCAACGGTATGTCATCGGTGATGCCACCGACTCGTGGCAGATTGAAGTGGTCTCAGCTGTGCAGGATGCTTGCGCCGAGAACCCTGCGTTGGCTCACGTTCAATTCCGTTATCCAGACCGTGACCACCAGACGCTGGCAATCAACGTGTCAGAGTCAATCCTCGGGCTGGCGCATGGTCATCAGTCCCGTGATGCGGTCAAGTGGTGGCAAGGACAGGCGACAGGGCGAACGCCAGTGGGTGACGCTGACGTGTTGCTGACTGCCCATTATCACCATTACAAGGTGGCTCAAGTTGGGCCTCGCCTATGGGTGCAGATTCCTGCGATGGATGGCGGCTCACCTTGGTGGCGTGACAAAGCAGGGTTGGAGTCACCAACAGGGATTGTGTCATTCGTCATGGGCGAAGGTTACGACCCACGCAGAGACCTATCCGTATTAGCAGGGGAAAACAGATGACCTTCACAATACACAACGGAAACTGCATCGACGTGATGCGTTCCATGCCCGACAACAGCGTTGACTCCATCGTGACCGACCCACCCTATGAACTCGGCTTCATGGGTAAGTCGTGGGATTCCAGCGGAATCGCTTTCAATGTTGAGGTGTGGACTGAAGCCTTGCGAGTGCTGAAGCCTGGCGGTCACCCGTTGGCGTTCAGTGGTTCTCGCACCTATCACCGCATGGCAGTTGCCATTGAGGATGCAGGGTTTCAGATTCGCGACCAGATTATGTGGATTTACGGTTCAGGTTTTCCAAAGTCGCTGGATGTGTCAAAGGCGATAGACAAAGGTTCAGGCGAGAATCGCCAGCGCCAGTTGCAATTCACTGAATGGATGCGCTCAACAGGAATCACCGCCAGCCAAATCAACGAAGCAACCGACAGCAACATGGGCAACCACTACCTGACAGACAAGCAACAACCAGCGATTGCCACCGCCGACCTGTTCGACAAGTTGCGACCCTACTTGCCCGAAGTGCCTGAATACATTGAACGGCTAGTGGCAGAGCGCACAGGCATTGAATGGATTGCCTATGTAAACAGGGAAGTTGTCGGAAGCAAGACTTCAGGAATTGGCACAGCATTTGGCGACGGTGAATGGGCAAGCGGTCAAGCCCAAGAAGTAAACATCACCGCACCTAGCACACCCGAAGCGCAACAGTGGGCAGGTTGGGGGACAGCCCTGAAACCAGCGCATGAACCCATTGTTCTAGCCCGTAAGCCACTCATAGGCACTGTCGCCGCGAACGTGTTGGAATACGGCACTGGCGGTTTGAACATTGACGGGTCGAGGGTTGGCAGTGATGAAATGACAAAGACAACTTCAAACGGTGTCAAAATCAGCGACAACGGTTCAATGGAAGGCCCAAACTATGAACGCGAAATTGTTGGAACTGTTACTGGCCGTTTCCCTGCCAACCTCATTCACGATGGCAGTGACGAAGTTGCTGAACTGCTAGGCGAACCAGCCCGATTCTTTTACTGTGCCAAAGCCAGCAAGCGTGACCGCAATGAAGGGCTTGATGGGCTTGAAGCCATCAGAGTTCACGATGGCAGACAGGCAGGAAACAAAAAGGGTTCAAACCCTAGAAACCGAACCAACGATGTCAAGGTGAACCATCACCCGACAGTGAAGCCCACCGACCTGATGCGATACCTCGTCAAACTCATCACACCGCCAGGGGGAACTGTCCTCGATCCGTTCACGGGTTCAGGGTCGACCGGCAAGGGCGCTGTCATCGAGGGCTTCACCTTTGTTGGCATTGAGTTAGACCCTGACTATGTGGCCATTGCCACCGCACGAATCCAGCATCAACTGGAACGGCTGAGAACCGACGATGCCACCCGACGCTATTTGAAGGCAGATGACAATGACCAACTCTTTTGAGATTCCAGGGTTCAAACCGTCACCCCTTGACCCGAGCCTTGACATTCCACTCAACCGCAAAGACATCCTCGACCAAGCAACCAGCCTGACAGTTGGCGACCGTAATGCTCAGCATGGCAACCCTTACGAGAACCATGACAACATCGCCCGAATCTGGTCGGTCATTCTCGGACGCAAGGTTGAACCCTTTCAGGTGGCGCTGTGCATGGCAGGGCTGAAACTTGCACGTCTAGCAGGTAACCCAGATAACATGGATTCATACATTGACGGTGCAGCGTACTTGGCAATTGCAGGGGAACTTGTCAACGCAGACCGACTGTGACACATAACTGAATAGGGCCTACGGCTCAAGACGACCCTTGTTGCGGCGCTCGATTTCACACCCTTTGAGCCTGGACAGGGGTCGTTTTTGTTATATTCTCAAGCGTGAAATATAACAAAAGAGTTATCAAAAATACTTTGCCAAAATCCTTGACATTGGATTCCAAGCGAGTAAAGTTCTAAGTGTCGG